GTGATGCTGGCAAAAAGCAAGCTTACGAGCAAATGAAAAAACTACAAACCAACCTAAGATTAGGTTAAAAGGAGAACAATGAAGCACTCACCAAAAGCGAAGAAAGAAGTGGAAGCTCATAAGGAACATGAGCATGGAGAAGATCATCAAAAATCAATGAAACACAAAACAGCTATGAAACACAAAACGGCAATGAAACACAAAACGGCCAAACATACCGGCAAGTAGTGTAAAGCTGCTTTACAATTAAGTAAATAATTTACTATAATAAAATCACGCAGCACAAAGCGTAACAGCAGTCGTGACCGTGGACTTGAACAAATGGATGTAGCCTGGACAGCATAAGCCAGAATGCGCATTTATCTGTAGTGGATGGAGATACACCATCGAAAGCGTCGTCCCTGAATCAGACGCGACAAATTGAGAAGGGGCATATTAAAGGCATATGAGACCTAAGTGTTCAAAATGCAAACTTTCCTCTAAAGACGGTTCTATTCGCACCGAAGGAGGAAAGGTTTACGTATTTTGTTCATCATGCTCTTATGCATTAGATCAAGTGTCTTTTATTTCTATAGGAACTTTTCTTGGTTCACGTAGAGAGGAAACTTGGGTCGCTAAAAATATGAGAGAAGCTCGTGAACGTCGTTCTAGAGGAGAATTCCTTTGGAGCAGTAATGAGCACATTGAATTACTAGAAAAATAATTCGTCTCCCTGACGTTAAAAGGTTCGCGTTATTGGGTCTCGCACCCCAAATACCAGATATGATCGAGAACAGACGTAGGTAGGGGTCGTCAACCGATCATCATATCGTAATGTACAAAGCAGATTTGAGTTATCTGGAAATTCCGGATAACTGAACGCCAATTACATCGCGTTACAATCTAAGTACTTTGTACTCAACATTTCAACCGTAGGGGTTGTCATGTCGATTACGACAACTGGGAATTTGGGGCCGCTTATTCTTCAAAGCTTGGCACCTGCCATGCTTTACGTTCCTACTCCCACAATGAACTATATTACAGTCTGCGACAAGGTATCTATGCCTGCAAATGGCGGTACCACATGCAGATTTATGAGGCCAAGAGCCTTAACACCGCCCACCGTACAGTTGGGTAATTCCGGTATCGATCCGCCAGCTCAAGTTCCCCAAAGGGACATCATTGATGCACAAATGGCGTTCTTTGGTACTGGCTGTATCATCAATGAACAAGTTGTGCTCCAAGACCAAGAAGGCGTCCTTGCCTGGGTATCTGAGCGTCTAGCAGTTGCCATGAGGCAAGCTGAGGACATCATTTTACGAGATTACATAGTTTCGGCAGCTTCGGAAATCAATGCCGGAGGGGGTTCCAATGGATTCAATCCTACGAACTTGGGAGTCACTGACTTTTCGCTGGTGGCTACAACTCTTGATACAAATAACGCTTACAAGTTTATGAGCGGTATCGAGGGTATGGATCGCTTCGGCACTGGCCCTGTCCGTTCGGCATATTTTATGCTGAGCAGCACAGAGTTGCAGTCCGATTTCGATAGCTTAACTGGTTCTGGGTTCCTCTCACAATGGAACTATCCAACTAATGCTTCGGCTCTGCCTTCTGAATACGGTTCTGTCTACAATATCCGTATTCTGACCAGCTCTGAAGCTCCAGTGGCTAGAAATGCGGTTACAAATGCCGCGGGCACACTCAATGACCTGTATTATAATACAGTATTGGGTAAGCAAGCCATTACTCACATAAATCAGGATGGTTACTCCATGAACCTGATTTATCGAGATCCATACTATTCGGGAATGTTAGCGCAGAATGCAACCTTGGCAGTCAAGTTTGCCCAAGCGCAAGCCATTACTCAGGATACGGCCATCAGAAACCTATTAAGCACACGCTTAAACAGTTTGGGGGTATAACATGACCGAATATTCAAGAATGGCAAAAGGTAATTTTACCGCTACAGGGACATCGCAAGTTATTAACTTGCCTTTCCTTCCTGACTATGTGGAGCTCTGGAACTATAGTATCATCAAAACAGCTGCTATTAATTCTGTTACTAGGGCTTGGTGGGATGTCAACCTACTCGATGGATCAAACAATCCTACCATGATTGAACTATATTCAGCTGCCACAACTGCTACTGTATTTGACACCATTGCATCAAATGGTATTGGTGTATTTACAGCAGGCCAACTCCTTCAGTTTGGTCCAGCCTATCAACATACTGGTTCTACTGATTTTGCTATCAATAAAGCCAATCCTGCTCAAATTACAACTACTACAAATCACGGTTTAACCAGTGGTCAGGTTGTTGTATTTGAGGGTTTGTTTCAGACATCGACAACTGGTATGCCACAAATAAATGGCATTCCATTTACGGTGACTGTCACTGCCCCTACAACTTTCACAATCCCATGGAATACCAACCAAAGTAACTACACTGCATTTAATACGGCTACAAGTACAGGTAACGTTGGCTCTTATAGACAAGTTCTATATCCATATCTTTACTTCCCTGGCACGTCATTTATCAGTGCGATTACGACGGGCGCAACGACAACCGTTGTCACAACTGACGCGCATAACTTCCGCGAAGGTCAAGAGATTGCGTTCCGTATTCCAACTGCATGGGGCACTACTCAGTTGAATTCTTTACCTAATACTCTCGTTCCTGGTTCACCAGTTTACGGGTTTGTCACCTCGGTAACGGATTATAAAACTGTTGTAGTTAACATTAATTCAAGTGCTTACACAGCGTTTAATAGCAATCCCACGGTATCGAGCGTCCCTGGACTCTCATATCCTCAGATTGTAGCTGTTGGCGATGTAAATATGGGTGGAACACTGATTACTGCAGGTTCTCAGTTATATCCGCCTCTGTTCATCGAACCAATTGGTACGACTTTGGTAAGTACAATTAATGGCCCGGGTATCAAAGGTGCCTTTGCTAATAACACTAGCCAAGGTTTCACCATTGGTGGGGGCGTAGCCGCAGTCAACGGCACGGCAACACTAATAGCGAGTACAAATATCGTCTATTGGCATGCTTATGCGCATGATTTTGCTTCCCCATAAAGCATAATTGGGGTATAATCCTCTCCCTAATCCAGGGAGAGGATTTATGAAAAAATGTAGAAAATGTTTAAAAGAAAAAAATGAAGAAGAGTTTCCCAAATCAAAAATAAATAAAGATGGGTTATATTCATATTGCAAGGAATGTTTTAATAATATTAATAGAGAAAGAAGAAAGATAAAATACGAAAAATGGTTAATACAAAAACAAAAGAATCTGGCAACCTATAGACACTTGAAGGGTATTCCTTTAAATGCGCCCAGAAAGATAACTAAAAAACCTGGAGGATATTTGAATAGTGACGGATATCTTCAATTTACAGGCAATAAATGGATCGGTCATCCATGTGCAGATAAATATGGGAAGGTATTAGAGCACAAATTAGTGATGTATGAATATTTAGGCTGCCCTATACGCAAGGGAGAGACGATACATCATAAAAACGGAATTCGTCACGACAATCGAATCGAAAACCTGGAACTTTGGTCTAAATCTCATCCACCTGGCCAGCGTGTTGAAGACAAAATAGCATGGTGTATCGAATTTCTAACAGAGTACGGATATGAGGTAAGAAAAAAAGAATGACCAGCGTTGGCACTGTTATCTCCTATCCGATTCCACCTTATGCGAATTTGCCCATAAATGCGCAATATTATCAGCCTAGTCGCTTTGTCATTTCGGCAATCACTTTTGGTTCCACGACCACAGTTACAACAACTGCAAACATGAACTATGTCGTTGGCCAATTGGTAAGATTACTAATTCCTTCACAATTTGGTTCTTGGCAGCTCAATGAGCAAGAAGGATACGTCTTGTCAATTCCTTCTGCTAATCAAGCGCAAATAAGTATTAACTCAATAAATACCGATCCCTTTGTAAATTCGACATTTAAAGGAGAATCTCCGCAAATCTTAGCTATTGGCGATGTTAATTCTGGATTCATTAGCACTACCGGAAGATCGGTTCCAGCAATCAATAACAATACACAGGTAGCAATACCGGGAAGTTTCATCAACATATCTTAAGAGGGGTAAAGATGGTAGAAGAAAAAAAAATAAAAGTCTCTAATAAAGAGATAGATAAATTAGACAAGCAATTCGAAACATATGATCAAGAAATCAAAGATTTGACTCTAGATCGTATGAATGAGGCTCCTATGAAAGAGGTCGAACCTCAAACGAAATTATCCGCTAGGGAAGTAGAAAAATCTAAAGAGATTTATCTGAAACCTAAACGTAGCATCTCTTGTCGCGATAAATTCAATGAAGATTATCGAGAGGATTATAACTTTCAAAAAGAATATGTCCATTTCATAGCCGAGCATAAAGAAATTATCGGTGAAACAATCAATATTTGGACACGTCCCTTTGCTGGTATGCCAGCCGAAGAATGGGAAGTACCTGTAAATCGACCCGTTTGGGGGCCAAGGTATCTAGCCGAGCAAATCAGACGTAAGGTCTATCACCGTTTGGTTATGCAGGAATCGGTGAACTCAGATCATGGATTTGCGCAGTTTTACGGTAAAATGGTAGCCGATACCAAAATCGCTAGGTTAACAGCTGAGCCCGTCAGTTCCAAAAAATCAATATTTATGGGAATGGCGGCTTAATGAACCTACTTTCAGATATAATTACATATATCCGTAGGATCATTAAGAGCCCATCAAATGCTCTCATTACCGATAATCTCATTATCGATTATATCAATAGATTTTGGATTATGGATGTCGATGCTAGGTTGCAGTTATTTGACCTGAAAACAAAATATCAGTTTCAAACTCAACCTGGTATCGATAAATATAATATGCCATTGTATAGTTCGCAAACAGAACCCGGTACACAAACCATTGGTATGTACCCTGTTTATCAGGGTTTTACACCTACTTGCTACATAAATGGGATTCAAGTCCCATTTCAGACTCAAAAGAATCAATTTTTTAATATCTGGCCAAATATTGTCCAGAATTTAGGCATTATAGGAACAGCGAATGGAACCCCTGGGCCTTATACATTACAAATACCCATCATAGGGCCACCAGCGCCTCCAAATCCTCCACTGAATTCTCTTGCGCGTGGACATATTGATATTAGCGGTATAATTGCTTTAAGCTCGGGGATAGGCACTTATGTCGATCCGCCTGTTGTAACCAGTGCAACCGCTTTAACTAGTATTCCAGCAGTTCCTGTAACGAGTGTAGATGCTGCTGTTTATATCACCACATCGGCATCCGACGGATCTAATGTTATAGTCTCTGATAGCGGCCAATTTTTATCTGGTGCTATTAATTATGGTCTTTTAATGACTCCTGGCCCAGCGCCATTTGGGAATGCCTTTTTACCAGGTGGCTATAGCACCACATCTAACACTATAAATTACTTAACAGGACGAATTGTAGTAGAATTTCCTGTTGCAATTCCAACTGGAAATAATATTTTTGCCCAGTGTTTCTATTACCAAACAGGTTTGCCAAGGGCAATTCTGTTTTACAATAATACTCTTACCTTAAGAACTGTTCCTGATCAACAATATCTAGTTGAACTCGATGCCTTTTTATCACCAGCAGCCTTCCTAAATTCAGCAGCAGCAATTCAATTTGGTTATATGGCTGAATATCTAGCCCGTGGAGCAGCACGTAAAATTCTTTCAGATACGGGTGATTTGGAGCAATTCCAATTCTATGAACCATTATTTAAAGAACAAGAATTATTGGTGTGGAAAAGAAGTCAAAGACAATGGACAGCTTCTAGAACTGAATCTATTTACAGCCAGGGCTTTGGCCAAGGGGCTGGATTTAATAATAACTACGGCGGAGGGGTTTCCTTATGACATCTTACACTTATAATAATATGGTTCCAAATCCTCCGAATAATCCATCGGTAGATGTTCCTGATATGTTGACTAATGCTCAATCTATACAAAGTATAATTGGGACAGATCACGTTAGCTTCAATACTACAGGCCCTGTTGGATCTCCACAAGGTATTGGTGGTCAACATTTACGTGTCTCGTTTAATGGCAAAAATACTCCTCCAGGAGGAACTACTCCTACCGATCCTTTTTCTACTCTTTATACGAATAGCGGTAATGCTAGCACTGTATCTCAATTATTTTATAATAATCAAAATGGAATATTCTTAGTCAGTGCCATTCGAGCTTTTGCCTATGCTGATAATACGGGAGCCATATTGGGCTCACAATCTCTTAACGTGGCAAGTATTGTTCCTAGTGTCGGTAACACCGTATTTACTGTAACCCTGACAACAAATGCTGTTAGCAGTGCTAATTTTGTTGTCTTGTCATCTTATCAAGGAACGACACTTTTCCCTTCATATAATATCACTGGCACAGGAACGTTCCAATTAATTTATACTAAGTCTGCTGGAATTATACCGGCACCCACTACAATTGCATTTATCGTTTTACAAATCTGAGGTGTCATGGGTGAAAAAATTATTGTCGGCCCAGTCAACAAGGGATTACGCAATGACAGATTGCCATTTGTTATCGACAACGATTCTTTTCCTCAATTAATTAATGCATATCAATGGCGTGGTCGCATAAAACGAAAACGGGGCACTTCTTTACTTGGAAGATTAACCCGGTTTTTTAACTCCACAATCGCTTCTTATGGTTCTATCACGTCTTTTAATCTCGTTGGTGGTGCCGGTAATCTCCTAACTGCGTTTTCGTTGCAGGCTAATGGCAATATTGTTCCAGGTAGCGTCACTCTAACCGATTCTACAACTGGTAATGTTTATACCGATAACTCAATGGGAGTATTAACAGGCGTTCCAGCTGGTACCGGAACAATCAATTACGCTACCGGCGCCATCACCATCGCCGGAGGCGCCACCGATACCATCAACACAGTGAGTTTTTTTTACACCCCAGATCTACCCGTCATGGGTCTGGAAGATTTTATCTCTACAACCATTCAATTTCCTGGAACATTGGCCTTTGATACGGTTTACTCATATAATATACAAACAGTTAGTCCATATGGCATTTATGATGTAAGCTTCTATAAAAATCCTATTACTGGTGTATATCCAGGCTACATCCAAAAAACAGTAGTTACACCTACTACATGGAATGGTCAAGATTACCAACAATTTTGGACTACCAATTATCAAAACGCTCTCTGGGCTACAAATGGTATAGATGTCCCATTTACCGGTGCTACAATTGGGATGCAGTTCAAACCTATTGTGGCAACAACTTCCACAATGACTGGGCCTCCAGCTATCGTAAATATTCAAATAACTGCTCATGGATTATCAGTAGGAGATTTTCTTTTTATTAATGAGACAGCCACCGCTGGCTTAAATGGCTTCATTACAGCAGCAACGCAGACAAATCCTGTAGTCATTACCAGCACAAATCACGGCCTTTCAACAGGCAACACTGTTACGATAACCGGTGTGATGGGAATGACTCAGCTCAATGGCAATACCTATACCGTTACCGTTATCGATGGTAATCATTTCAGCTTAAATGGCACAATGGGAACCACTTTTTCTGCATATACTAGTGGTGGAATTTGGTTTTCACCAGCCTCACAACATCCCGGTATATTTTCTGCCATTAATTTTCAAACTGGTTACGTCATTACGGTTGTCGATGCTAATAATGTGACTGTTGAGTTTCCCAATGCGACGATTTCTAGCAATTCTACTGGTGGGATTGCCCAATATTTAACCAATAGATCAAATAAAACCCTGGATTCTCTTCGTTGGTATGATGGCGATCCCACAAATGGTAGCGCATCAGCACCTCTGCTTACTGGTCATCATGGGTGGGTAAATTTTGCTCCTCCAATTTCTAGAGGTAATATGTCCATAGCCGATCTGCCTGCGACTCAATATTATCTTGTCGGTGCTCGGATAATCATGCAATTTAAAGATCGGTTGTTATTTTTTGGTCCCATAGTTCAGACGTCAGCCGCTGGCAGCCAAGAATATCTTCCCGATACCATTATTTATAGCCAAAATGGCACGCCTTATTATACAGCCTCTTTTACAGGTGACCCTTCTCTCGCTACCACCGTCTTTAATCCAATATTAGTCCCCGCTAATCAGACAGGTACGCCTAATGCTTATTGGGGCGATCAAACAGGTTATGGTGGTTTTATAACCGCAGGGTTAGATCAAGAAATCTTGACCGTTGGTGCCAATGAAGATGTCCTAATTGTCGGTTTTACAAAGATTCAGACTAGACTGATTTATTCAGGAAATGACCTTGTTCCTTTTAACTTCTATATCATCAATTCCGAACTTGGCTCAGGGAGCACGTTTTCAGCCGTTACAATGGATCAAGGCGTCGAGACCATAGGTAGTAGAGGTTTTGTCATTACAGGGCAAACACAAGCTGAAAGATTCGATCTGGAGATACCCGACGAAATCTTTGAGTTTAGACTTTTACAAAATGGTTCTGAGCGCGTGACGGCTCAAAGAGATTTTATAAACGAATGGATCTATTTCACTTATCCTGTCAATACGATCAATTATCGTTTCCCTACTCAGACATTGCAATACAATTACCGGGATGCTTCTTGGGGAATTTTTAGGGAGACCTATACGGCTTATGGTGCATTCCGTCGACAAACTGGATTTACGTGGGCTACAGCTGGCGATACTTTTGGTACATGGAACAACTGGAACCAACCCTGGAATGAGGGAGATTCAACCCTATTACAGCCTGAGATTATAGCCGGAAATCAGCAAGGATTCGTCCTCTTCAGAGTTGATGGGACAAATGAAGGAGACTCATTGTATATTCAAAATATAGTTACTAGCACTGTAACTTCCCCTGACCATTGCTTGAACTCAGGAGATTATATTGTGATCACTGACTGCCTTGGTACTGTAGGTGCTCAAATAAATGGCAAAATTTTTTCCGTTGCTCTGGTGCCAACAAATAATACATTTACTTTGAATCCTTCTCTTCCCAGTGGCCTTTCCTACACTGGCGGAGGATTAATTCAACGGATGTACGTTCCATTTATTCAGACAAAACAATTTCCACCATCATGGGGAATGACTAGAAAAACTCGATTGGGGCCTCAACAATACCTACTATCTACTACACCTAATGGACAAATATCGCTCTTAATTTATCTCAGCCAAGCGGCAAATATTCCTTTCAATGTAGGCGATATCATACCGGGTGGGCCTAACGTAATCAATGGATCACTTATTTATAGCACAATAATTTATACCTGTCCTGAGAGTACTAATCTTGGTTTGACTCCTGCTAATATTAACCTACAAATGGTGACTGCGGAATTTCAGCAGCAGATTTGGCATAGGTTAAATACCTCTCTTCTGGGTGATACGGTACAGATGGCTTTTACATTGAACGATGTACAAATGAGAGATATCACTTTTTCAAATCAATTTGCTGAAATAGAGCTACATGCATTTATTTTAGATGTGAATCCTTCACAATGGTTGGCATAATGAAACAATTGTCAAAGAAAGATTTGTCTAAAAAGAAGCCAACGAAAGAAGAAGGTCATTGGGAAAGTAAATTTTGGTGCAATTGCCGCACAAGAAACTATAGACGATGGTTGGGGCTGAAGAGATATGGTTCAACATCCACTGATAAAGATGAACTTTAAGTAGATACTTTCTCTTCTTCATAAGAGGGTGTGGAAAAGTTTGTAAAAGGTTAAAAAAGGTGATTAAGTGACTAATAGCAACGTTATTAACCCAGTTCCTTATCTGAGGACAAGTCGTGAGTTTCCTGAAGATATCCATCAACTTACCGTACAAGCGAACAAAGCTTTCGTAGATACTGCCAATGCTGTGAACAATCGGACGATAGGTATTTTCCCTACGGGAAACCCCGCAATCACAGGTGAATCATGGTTTTTAGTAGCGAATCAAAAACAACAAACACTTCGTCAAGTGTTTACATTTACAACAACAGGAGCAATTAATCATGGTATTAATATCATTGATCCTAACCAATTTACTAATAAGACCGCCGGTTCCTATACCGATGGGACAAATTCTTATGGTTTGGTTTATGGGACAACAGTAGCCGTAGCGGGACTTATCACTTTTTATGTGACTGCTACACAAATTGTATTTTTAACAGGTGCTGGAGCACCAACTCTCACGGCAGGACGTATAACACTAGAATGGTTATCCAATCCGTGATATAGTAAAGAAAAATTGAGGTCATCATGTCATCTATGTTTGGAGCCACGGGCGCTGGCGCAGGCAGTAAAATTCCCCGAGGTTATAAAGAAGGTCGTTTACAGCAATTTACTCCTGAACAAATGCAACTATTTCAGAGTCTCTTTGGTCACGTGGGAGAAGGAAGTTACCTATCAAGATTAGCTGGAGGCGATCAAAGTTTATTCGAAGAGATGGAAAAACCAGCATTAAGGCAATTTTCTGAGCTACAAGGGCAATTAGGATCACGTTTCAGTCAAGGCGGCGGAGGACGTGGTGCTTTGAGTTCACGAGGAAGCAGCGGATTTCAAAATGCTTCCAATACTGCTGCTTCTGATTTTGCGCAAGGCTTACAATCCAGACGGCAAGGTTTACAACAGCAGGCAATCAAAGATCTTATGGGAATAAGTGGTGATCTGCTTGGTCAAAGGCCACATGAAAATTTTCTCTATGAAAAAGAAAAACCATGGTGGCAGAAATTATTAGGCGGAGCCTATGGCTTGGGTGGGGAATTTGCCGGGAGTGCTGCATCATCGGGCGGCAGCATGGCAATGATGAAGCTATTGGGGCTATTGTAGGGGAATAATATGGTTCAAGTTTTACCAGCTCGCAAAACGGGTGTAGATGAATTTTTAGCTGGCGTACAAAGAGGATCTCAGCGTGGTAGTGAATTTGCTCAAATGGTCATGCAAAATTCTTTAAAAAGAAAGGCTAACAAAGAAGAAATAGCTCAAAAAATGGAAATGCTAAATAAACCTGAATTTCAACAGCTATTTAAAGATGTTGATCCCAGACTAGCAAAAATTGCTCAATTAGCTGCATCGGGAATAGTAGAACCAGGAGTTGCCACAAGTATGGCTGAGATGATTAGACAGGGAATATCCGATAAACAATTTGATGAAGTAATGTCCCGAATTGAAGGTGGAGATACTCCTGATATTGGATCTATTGGGGAAATGAATATGGGAAAAATTGGAACAGAGACAGCCATTTCTCAATTAGAACCTCAGAAGGCAAATACAAACTATGATTCTCAAATAAAAAATTTACAAGATGCCTTACGTTTTGCGAATACGCCGCAAAAAAGATCTCAGGTTGAATCAAAAATTGAGCAACTTCAAAAACAGAAAGCAGAGCAAAGAAAAACATTTGAATCAGAAAGATCTTATCATACCCAATTTTCTAAAGGCATAGAGGAAAAAGTTGAAAAGATGCGTGAATCCATCCCTCGTAAAGAATCAGCTTTAAATTTATCTAGAAATGCAGTCGAAACTGGTAATGTAGAATATTTTTCTCCTGATAAATTAGCAGATGCCACAGGAATCGATTTATTTAGGACAAGTAAAGGTGCGCAATTAATAACAGCTGGTAAAGAAAATTTATTAAGCAATATGGCTAGAACTAGTGCTAAAGCTCAAAATATTTGGTTCGAACAACGTCTTAATAGCATGTTTGCAAAAATTGGTCAATCTGTTGAAGCAAATCTAACAACTCAAGAAATGTTAGAAGGCGAATTAGCAATGGATAAAGCTTATCAGGAAATGTACGATCGCATGTCAACGCAAGATGAATCCGAATTTGGTTTTGTAAAAAAAGATATTGATAAGAGGGTACATAATGCCATCAAGGATCAGGAAAAGACTATATTTAATCGAACAAATTACAGACTTAGAGAGTTAGAAGAACAAGAAATGGGGATAGAAAAATTAAGAGATAAAGTAGGAAAAAATGCTATTAAAGGCACTCCGCTTACATTATCTATGGCAAAACTATATAAAGATAAATTTGGTGAAAATGCCTTAGTTGTAGCTAAGAAAAATGGATACTATATCCCTACCTTAGAGGAATTTCAATCATTTAGAGAACGGCCCCAAGAATTTAGAGAAGGTTTAAGTGAATGAGTGGAACAATTTTTGATTTAGTGGAAAGAGAACCTAGGCCAGGCCAACAGGGATTTTTTGATTTAGCGGAAAACGCACCTACTCCACAAAGTAAATCTTTTTTAGAAAAAACAAAAAAATATGCCAAGGAATATGGTAAGACTGCTTTGAAGGGAACCGCTGAAGGGTTGTATCAATTGGGTCGTGTAATGGGGCCTACAGGTTTGCCAGAGCATAAAGAATTAACTTCTGAACTAAACCGTTTATTACCAACCGAAGATGAGCAATTTGGTCAAAGGGCATTGCGCAGAGGTCTTAAAGAAGCTCCGACAGCTTTAGCTTTTCCAGGAGCCGCCACGATATCAAACTTACCACGGCCTGTGATTGCAGCATTTGTCGGCGAAGGTGCTAAAGATTTAGGCGCACCCGAATGGGCTCAAACAGCTTTGGAAATAACAACATATATTGGGCCTGATTTAACAAAAAAATTGTTAGCTAAAGGTAAAAATAAGGAATTAATTGAAGCTGGAAAAGCTTTAGGTTTAACAGATGAACAACTTACACCTCTCCTGCAAAATGAATTTAAACAAAAATGGCTATCGAAATTAGTACCCAAAAGAGGTGGTACACAAAAGGCATTAAAAGAAACAAGAGAAGGCTTGGGAAAAGCCTACGATACACTAAAGAATTCAAAAGCAGCAACTAGCGGCTTGAATGAAGCTTCTGAAAGATTATTGCAAAAAAATATTGATAAATTTCTGGTAGATATGCCGTCATCCGTAAGGAGCAAAATATTGCAAGATTACAAAGATCTATTTGCGGCGCCTGTGACGGGTAAATCTCTAATGAATTTCTATTCCAAAGTCAATCATGCTATAGGAGATAACTCAAAACAGCTTTCATTGATTAAAGGCCCTATTAGAAAAGCCGTCCACGCATTATCGCCAGAATTAGGTAAAGATTTTGACTTGGTGAATAATCTTTATTCAAAATATTCTAATATAGCATCGAGATTGAAACCTACTCTTGCGAGTGATATCATTTCCGCCGCCGAAACCTTAGGTATATTTGGATCGGTTGCGATGGGACATTATCCTTCGTTAATTGGACTATTGGGCGAGCAGGCTGCTAAAAAAGTAGCACAACAAATGCTAATTAATCCGCATTTTCAGCAATTGGGCAGAAAAATGGTTGTAGCACTCAATCAAAACAAATATGGGCTGGCTAAGAAAATAATGGAAGATTATATCAAAGAAGTCAAAAAAACTTCTCCAGAATCCGCAAAAAAATTAGAAGATGCCTCGGAAGAGGAGTTAAAACATTTTTTCAGTAGTCTTGAGAAATAAGTAAAGCTGCAATCATGCCTATGATTGTTAGAAATATCATCATTCTTTAATTTCTCAACCTTTGACTTTCCATAATGGGCAAATTTGCCTCAGTAGGAATATAAACTACTTGCATCTGATTTGTCTGTAATCCCTGAATCCACAAGTATCTTAGATATCCCTCATTCCCTTGAAGAGAATCTCCTATGATTTTGTTGGCTTGTGCGACACCCTCCGCTCTAATTATTTCAGCCTCACACAAACATCTGGCGGATTCTTTTTTTGCTTGCGCCTCCAAGATAGTTATTTTTCTATTTGCTTCAGCATGTGCATACTCAGCCTCTCCACGTTTACGCTCAGACCAAATCGCGTAATTCTTATGTAGAGCAACCAAGCCCCAAATAGAAGCAATTAATATTAATAAACAAAAAATGAGACTTGCTCCTGCCGCAATCATTTGAAATCTCGTTATATTTTTCTCAGTATTAACCATAAACATCCTTTTTTCTAATGGGTTATAGCACTTTAGGATTATTTTGTATTCTCTTTTCGACCATCTTATCGACCATGGCTTCCATATCGCATATGGCCATCCGATTCGTCTCTGTGCAAGGGATGCGATAGATAGATCTTTTCCCTCCTCCTACTTTAAAACCGCTGATGCGCCCCCTCTTAATACCCCTCCGAACCGTATCAGGATGAACACGTAGAAGTGAGGCAAATTCTTTGATGGAGAGGAAATCAGTCTGTGACATAGGTATGTTTATGCAAAGCCGCTAATACTGCCTAATTCTACATATTTTCAATTTTACACTATAGAGATATTTTGTAAAGCCGCTTTACAATGAGGCTTCTTAACAAAGAGGCTATTATGTCACTCGTCTACGGTTTAAGCGGTTTTACCAGCGTCCCTCCTCCTGCAATTTCAGGTAATGGGCCACCTCCTTCAAGTTTTAAAGGAACGCTGGGTCAACAATATTTTGATACCTCTCAAACACCTCCTGTTGAGTATATCTTTAATGGTCAAACCTGGAATGCTGGTGGCGCAAACCCTGCCACTACAACCACTGCTGGATCGGTCTTTCTATCGACACTAGCGCAACTGGAAGGGGGTACGGCTCCTTCTGGCGCCTATGTGCCTCTTGCTAATGATGTCTATACCTTTGTAAGTGCTACAGCCATTTCTGGTGGCGTACCAGCTACGACTGCAGTACAAGGTATCGTTTTTCTCGCAACCAATGCCCAGGCTGTTGCTGGCACTGTAAGTACCAATACGGCAATTATCCCCTCTAACCTGCCTCCTGTATTTGCCTCTCCTCAGCCCATTGGTAGCACTGCCCCAAATACTGGGGCATTCACTACGCTTGCAAGCACAGGGACAACCAATATCAATACCACCGGTACTGCCGCTACAACTATTGGGGGCTCTTCTGGCGCTATCACAATTGCTGTCGGTGCAGGCAACTTCTCGCTAACCGGCGGTGGTAATACGGTGGGTATAGCCAATGATGCCGCAGCCAATATAGTCATTCTTGGATCCCTTACAGGTGCAGCATCTCTGGCTTTACAGACAGGAACTGGTAACTTCACCCTTAATGGAGTAGGTGCCACAACCTATACAATAGCAGTCGCAACTACTACAGGAACAATCGCAATCGGTGGCACAGCCCAGACAGGCAATATCACGCTAGGTTCATCATCAGGAACTAGCACGGTTTTAATTGCCAATGGTGCAGGTGCATCTACTGTCACCATAGCCAATGGTATTAACGGTAATACTGTCAATATAGGCAATGGTGCCAATACTTCTGCCCAGGTAATTAATATAGCAGGCGGTGCTTCTGGTGCTAACTCAACTGTCAATATCTTGTCGGGTAACGGCTCTGCTGGTAGCCAAACTACAAATATCAATACAGGTACAAGAGCCGGAGCAGTCAATATCGCCACTGGTGCCGCAGCTAATATCACGGCCATAGGATCTATCACAGGAGCTGCTAGTTTAACTTTATTAGTTGGTACAGGCAACTTTGTTTTAAATGGTGCTGCTACTTCTACATATGCAGTAGGCTCATCCACGACCTCCGGTACGATAACCATCGGTGGTACAGCCCAAACAGGCAATATCACTCTGGGCTCATCGTCGGGCACAAGTACAGTACTTATAGCAAATGGCGCTGGTACTTCCACTGTGACTATTGCAAATGGTACTGGGGGCAATACTGTAAATATTGCTAATGGAGCCGGCACAAATGCTGTCAACATAGGTACGGCCGCTTCAGTAAACGTCATAACGATAGGTAGTGTCACCAGTACCTCGGGTATAAGCCTTCTTGTCGGTACTGGCAACTTTGCATTAAACGGAGCTGCAACTTCCACCTATGCGGTGGGTGCATCAACAACAACAGGCACTATCACCATCGGGGGAACTGCTCAAACAGGAAATATTGTCCTGGGAAGCTCATCTGGTACTAGCACAGTCTTGATTGCTAATGGTGCAGGTGCTTCAACGGTAACTATTGCTAATGGTACTGGCGGAAATACTGTCAATATCGCCAACGGGGCTGGTACAAATGCTGTGAATATCGGTACAGCTGCCTCTGTTAACGTCGTCACTATCGGCAGCGTGACCAGCACCTCAGGTATAAGTCTATTGGTAGGAACTGGAAATTTCGCCTTAAACGGAGCTGCTACCTCAACATATACAGTTGGGGCATCCACCACCACAGGCACAATTACTATAGGAGGTACAGCCCAAACAGGCAATATCGTCCTTGGTTCTTCTTCTGGTACAAGTTCAGTACTTATCGCAAATGGTGCAGGTGCATCAACTGTTACAATTGCAAATGGAACCGGTGGTAACACAGTCAATATAGCTAATGGAGCTGGTACGAATGCTGTCAACATAGGCACGGCCGCTTCAGTAAACGTAGTGACTGTAGGTAGCGTCACTTCAACTTCTGGCATTTCCTTATTGGTAGGAACAGGCAATTTCGCCCTCAATGGCGCTGCTACATCTACCTATACAGTCGGAGCCTCTACAACTACAGGTACGATCACCATTGGCGGCACTGCTCAGACAGGAACTATCACTTTAGGTTCTAGTTCGGGTACCAATATCGTTGCCATCGGCGCGGGAGCCGGTGCTACAACTATCAATATCGCTCAAGGAACAGGCGGTAATACTGTAAATATAGCAACAGGTGCTGCGGCCAATACGCTGACTGTGGGAAGCACCAATACTACCTCAGCATTAACTCTCCAAGCAGGAACTGGCGCAACAGGTCTTAAACTAAGTGCAGCCGGTAATGTACAAATGGTTCCAGGAACCCAAAGCGTTGCTTCTCCAACAGCTACCGCCACGCAGAATACTAGAGTAGGTTGTGTAACCTTTACAGGATTCACAACAGCTTCAGCTGGTTCTCAAACCTTTACCATCAGCAATACTAATATTCTTACCACCTCTTGTGTATTAGTAACGGTTGCTAACCTAAATGCCTCAACAAATGGAGCTCAAATGGGATTGTTGGGTGTCACACAGGCTGCTGGTTCTATTGCAATCAATACAAAGAATAACGGAGCTGGTGCTCTGGGCGCTGGTGATAACGTGTTAATCAATTTCTGGATTTTAAGCTAAACCAAAACAAGGGAAACCATGATCAAAAACCGTACGATTATAGAAGTAGAAGTTAACGGAAGATATTTCCGTATGGAATGCGCATCGGAATCGGTGTGGGAAGAGGTCGTCAAAGCATTAGCAATGATGCACGAATTTGCTCAAGAGAGAATTAGAATTAATACAGAGCAATTAGAGAAAGCTAAGGAAGCTCAAAGCGAATAAAAGGATTAAAATGCCTTCACAAGTAGTTAGAGTAGATGCTCTTAGATCATTGGCTGCCGGAAGTATTTCCGGCACCTATGCCCCGATTGGGGCAGTATTTAACCATCCCATGCGTTTATTTAAAATAGTTAATACTTGCAACACTGACATCACTATCAGTTTTGATGGTGTGACAGATAATGATTATGTTCCTGCTGGTAGTTTTACTCTCTATGACTGCACAACAAATAAAGTTTTGCCAGATACCACTTTTGTTTTTGCCAACGGCACGCAAGTTTTTGCTAAAGGCTCCCCAGCTACAGGCAATGTTTATGTAGTCGTTATATTTGGCCAAGGAGACTAAATGTCACAAGCCGGAACTGTACTCAAAGGCGGCGGAGGTGGCAGCACTGGTATTTTAACCGTAACTGGTAATACGGGCGGTGCGGTAGGTGCAGATGCTTCGAATAACATTAATCTTCCAGGAGCTGTTTTATACACAGTTACAGGAAATCCTGCTACAAATACTCTTACAATTAATCCTCGTCCTAATGCTTTTCCTATAACTCCATATGTGGTAGGCCCTGTCGGAGCAGCAGGTTATCAAACCATTCAATCTGGCATCAATGCTGCAAATGCTGGTGGCGGGGGAATGGTGTGGATTCAGCCGGGCACTTATACAGAAAATTTAACATTATTTTCAGGTATCCAACTTTCTGGCCCATCAGAACAAAATGTTCTAATTATTGGGACTCATATTCCACCTAGCTCTGGCACACTTAATATCAATAGATTGGGTTTTCAATCGGCTACTAATATTTTTTCTTCTGTGGCGGCTGGTACTACAGCAATTATTATGGAAGATTGTTTAGTAAATGTTACAAATGGTTACACATTTAATCTTCCTAATTGGGTATCACCAGGATCTGTTGCGTGTTTTAATATTGGCCCATTTGGCACCAACGATGGATTTTTCTTCAATACTGGTGGTGCTGGTTTTTTTGTTTTTTCTGCTGGAATTGGAAATGGTACTCTTAATTCACTAACTACAAGTGGTTTAACTTTATTAGCTGAAACAGATGCTAATTGTCCTTTTAATTTTGTCACTGGTGCTGCGGTAACTTTAGATAGCTGTCAATTTACTGCTGGATTGACCTTTTCCAATAATTCAACTGGTGCTTTAAGTAGTTGCAGAATTTCATCAGGATCAACAGCGGCATTAACTATGTCTTCCTCCGCTTCTGTTTCTCTTGTCAACTCAACCGTCAATTCATCAAACAATCCTGCAATTGCAGGTTCAGGAGCGGGTACTTTAACCTACGAAGATCTTGTTTTTCTAAATAATGCTTCATTTGCTGGAACCCTAACTTTAGCAACAACGAGTTGGCAGCCTTATTCTCGTGCAATTGCAGCAAGTGACGGGACAAAAGTAGGAACAGCAGCTTTTAAGTCATCGCAGTTTGCCGTCGATCCTAATGGATTTGTCACTCTAAATGGTACAGGTGCTGGTCAGACTATAACAGGAGATTCAGGAGGTGCATTATCACCCGCAGCAGGAAATTGGAATATATTAGGACGTTCTGGAAGTAAGACATCAGGTAGCGTTAGCACTCTCACTGTTAAATCCCCTCCCTATACAGATCAAGGTTCTAGCACGATAGTCACATTAAATTCAGGTTCATCTGTGACAGCCGCTATCACGCTAACATTACCAGCGTCAGCAGGTTTAGCAGATGGAGACCTTTTTGAATTTTATTGCACCACAGCTGGAGCTCTTGTGATTCAGGCTGTAGGAGCTCAAAAAATTCGCATAGGCTCATTAATATCATCTGCTGCTGGAACCGCAACATCAACCAATATTGGAGATTCAGTCAGTTTGAGATTCAGAGCTGCTGATGGATTTTTTTATGCAACTTCCGTCATCGGTACATGGTTATTGGCTTAAGGATGAAATATGACTTTTACACATGCAGTCTCAACAGATAATTACGGGCCAGCTAAGTTCATAGTCTCGGCAAACTCCTATGAGGGTACACATACTACTATTGCAGCAGCTTTAACTTCTGCCTCTTCAGGGGATACAATCTTTATTCGTCCAGGAACTTATACCGAAAATCCTACATTAAAAGCTGGCGTAAACCTAGTGGCTAATACCGCTGATTCATTAACTCCTAACGTCATTATCAATGGAAAATGTACATTTACAGGAGCTGGTACCGTCTCAATGAGCGGAATACAGTTTCAAACCAATTCAGATTTTGCAATAGCCGTAACTGGTTCAGCGGCTTCAATAATTAATTTAGATGATTGTTATATAAACTGTTCAAATAATACAGGTATTAGTTATACATCGTCTTCTTCTAGCAGTCAGTTAAATTTCTATAATGTAAATGGGAACCTTGGAACTACAGGAATTGGAATTTTTTCCATGAGTAGCACGGGCACATTTCGTTGGCAAAATGGCTTAATTCTGAATTCTGGAGGTAGTAGTACAGCTAATACTGTTTCAGCAGGATCATTTTTCCCTGTTGAAATATCTTTGCAAAATAGTCTAACTATTTCTAGTGCTGCTATTTTTGTAGCTGGAAGATGCTCATTTAATGGTAGTAATGCAACAGCTGTAACTATTAATTCATCAGGAAACTGCACATGTGTAGGTTGTAATTTTACAGGTGGTACAGCATCAGCTATTACTGTAACTAGCGGAACTTTTATAGTAGATTTTGCTAATGTTGGTAGTTCAAACACAAATGCTATTACTGGAGCTGGAACAATTAAATATGGATTAATTACATATACTAGCACTTCTTCTACCAATAATGTATCAACTCAAACGGCACTCCCATTACAACCTACCATTACATCAAGTGTCGTTGTTCAACAAATTAGAACTAATACAACTGCTGAACAGACAATTACTTCATCAATAACTGCCAATACAACCACACCGACAACTAGTACAGGAACATCAGTTATAAGCCTTTCCATTACACCTACAAATTCAAGCCATATTCTATTTATTGAAGGTGATCTAGTATGTACTAGTGGTGGAAATTATGTATGTGCCTATATTATTCAGAATAGTGCAGGTAATGCTATTGCTTCTTTTTGGCAATCAGCTGGTGCTGCCAATTATCCTATGACAATACCTATTCGATATTATATGACTGCCGGAGGTACTTCTGCAATCACTTTTGCTCTTTATGCCACAGTGGTAACCGGCGGAAATGTATATGTGAATGGTAACACATCGGCCGCGCAATTAGCAGGGGGAACAACTTTTACAAATCTCACAGTCACAGAATATACTTCTTAGAATGAAAAAAATTATTTTACTTCCCGTCATCGTTTGTTTTTGCTGCACTCGCGTCAAACATGGGATCATTGCAGGTACATGCAGCGATGATGGTTGTCGCGTTCAGACTAGCTTCGATTTTCAAAATAGCTATTGATTAGTCGACGACTTGCTATAAGAATTTTCTTTATCTAGTTCTCTAAAATATAATCCTCTAAAAACACAGCTCAAAATCAAAGATAATAACGAACCGCCCATAAAGTAATAGAACACCCTCGTGATAACATAATGAATATTTGGCCCATGTATCAATATGGCTAAAGTCATGAAAACAAATCCTATCAGGATTAGAGCTACTGAAGCTCTAAAAGTTATATGCATCAAACTTTTTTTTGATTCAGAAGAAGGTTGTTTCCCTTCTTCAGGAAAATCTCTAATTATATAAGTCGAACAAAATTTATGTATGCACATATATTTTCAACACATAACTACTCTTTTTTGCAAGCTCTTGGACAAATACAACACAGCCCTACAATACCAACTATACTTAAAATGCCAACAAGTATTTTAGTTGGCAAAGAGCAACTATGATCACACATGCCTCGGGTGGTTTCGTCTTGATCGGAAGAAAAACAACCAGATCCAGCACATGAAAGAAGGAATATTATACTTACGAATGCTATAATAGCAGGTATGGCACTCATCTTTTGGTAAATCGTTAGAGTGCGCCATATTTTGTCGCCCTGTATTGCGAGCCTCCTGTTATGATCAGTATCAAGATATATTGTTGTCTGAGTACCATATCCGTCTCTGAATGTAACTACATCTGCTGCCATATGTTCTCTTTCTTTTATCTTTTAAATTTATCTCTCGATATGTTGTTTGGATACGAAGATTCCGGCTTAAGTTCGCCTAATTCTTCTAAAACTTTAATTATCAACTTACCTATACCAAAACCTGCAAGCCCACCCAAGGGTGCTCCTAATAAAAACCCTCCAGGGGGCAGAGCAATCTCTCCCGCTATTGCACCCACAACAACGCCAGTTATGGTGCTGGCAGCTAAAATACGACCTCTTGGATCATTTCTATCTGCGCAGCAGTCCCCAGCGATTCCATGCTGAACATTATTTAAACTAGAGCTAAATCTTACCGACCGCTCTCCCATGTAATCTCTATGAATATAAGTCACAAATCCTCCTTGTTTTATGGCAGTATCTTCAAGAGTAGATTAAAAAAAAAGTAAAATAAATTCTTACATTTTTTGAGTAGGTATTCGCAAAAAAAGATATGCTCTGATACCGTGGGTTAAACAACCACTATAGAAGGAGTGATATGAGAAAAGTTGTTCTTATACTAATTTTTTTATTTTCATTGAATGCTTTACTTGCTCAAGATTTTTATCGCTATCCCAATGTTGAACTTCACGGCGACGTTAGGACAAAATGGAGATCGGCTTGGGGCGATTTCGAGGATCATTGCTTTAAAGCAGAGGCTACTGTCGGATGTGATTATAGGACTCCGCAAGTATGGGTCGATGGTAAGATCAAGACCGCAACCTGTAACTGCCGCGGTACGCAATTTTTCTTACACAAAGCCCTTATTGGCTATTTGATCTATTCAGACGACAGAATAGCCGTGGCAATTGAGACAGGTCGCAATAAGATGGATGGAATGTTCGATTCAAAGATGCAGTTTGATAATAACTTCGATGGCGTACATTTTATGGCCATTTTCAAGAATGCTAGTTTTTTTGACCTAACAATTCACGGAGGCCCTCATATTATCGATAGTGCCAATAACCACTATGGATTGATATCAGAGGCTAAATTTGCTGGGATTCTAGGTCTACCATTATCTTTAAAATATTCTTTTACAGATTGGAACATTACACGTAGATCGCTAGTCAATGATAATCGTTATGACTATGCCATATCTCAAGTGATTGCTAGCTACGACTTTGAAAAATTCATTGTGTACGGAGCTGGTCTTTATAATCACCGAGATAGTAGAGATAACTACGGTTTATATGTGGGCGTCATAACAAGGAGCATAAGGAAAGTCCGCGACTGGGTAATAGATGTCAATTATCAATTCACAAGACCCAATCTCTTGTCTTCAGTCGATAATAAGGGTTTGAGAAAAGGAATCGAAGCAAAAGTGATCTATGCTTTGGCTGAGAAACTGAATCTGGAAGTAAAGGCAGCTCGCTTAGATAAAAACAATAACAATAAAATAGAATTGCAAGCTATTTATTCTTGGTAAAAAAACGGGTGAGTAGCTTAACGTTTGCCACTCACCCGAACACTCAGGAGATAATATGTATACGCCTTATAGCGTATCATAGTGTGATATTGTTTTTAAGAGAATCTCCAATATTCAATTATTTTTTTACGATAGGCTTCAAGATCAACATTTTGCAATTGAGGAATCTTGGTATAGTCTACATTGCCCTTGCGTATGCACTTAGTGAGTTGAATTCCGGCTCCTCTTGAATTCTGGCCATTTGCCATAGCAATAAGTTCTTGCTTTATGACTTCTTCCTCAGCTTTGATCGATTTGATTTCCTGAAGCCGTGCTGCAAGCTCCATCCACCGACCATTGGTCTGAAATATGAAATCCTGTGGAGTCAGTTCTGGCGCCTCAAAGTTGCTCATACACTCGAAAAATTTCTCTTCCTCGATTATGAGCTCTTTTATATATTGATCATCTCGATAAACTTTCAGTAGGGCATTTCCTTCTTCGTGGAACGAAAAATAGTAGACCATATCAACGCCACAGACCTCCATCTGATGTTGGAGTTGAGGATAGTATTTTTCGGGTACACGCCCTGACAATGCGGTTTCATGATCGGCATTGCCAGGGCACTTTATTTCCGCTACAGTTGCTTCATCGAAGCTCAAGGCATCTAGGCTAGCCATCATCCACGATCGTCGATTGTGGAGCAAAACTTTTGGTCCTAGTGGCATTCCCAATTTCTCTTCTAACGCTCGCCTTGCTATTATTTCCATTTCATTGCCTCTATTCATGGCATAATTAGGTGTCTTGGATTCTGATAAAGAAAGTTTCTCCTGCCATAGCTGATAAGGAGTCTGCCAGGGGCTTTTTCTCATAATGACAGGTGCATCCGAGGCGCCTATCTTTCCTTTTCTCATGGCATACCATTCCGGAGTGCGTTGTTCTATCATATAACCTTCCCTTTAAGTTTATTAGAAACATTCTCATATAATTTGCTATATGATTCTTTGGTCAATTGTGTCCATTCAATGATCCCTTGTTTAGCATAGTAATTTGTCACATTCGCGACATAAGCCTCATCACATTGATCGAGCATTTTCTGAAGCTCTTGGATTTGCTCCTTGGTGATTCCTGTGATATAATCCACTTTACTGCTGGCGGCGTGTTTGGCTTTACAAGCTTCATTGCCATCATCATCGTCATCGCAGGTAATGCCAACGATTGCTGAAAGGGCATAACGCCTCATGTAGGTGATTGCTGAACCTAAACCTTGAGCATTATTCTTTTCGCTAAGGATAGGTAAGCAAGAACGCATCCACTGGCCGCTAGAATGAGCAAGTGTAGTGAGCAGGACAAATTGTCCCTCTTGCGTGTCCATCGTTTGCACAACAGCTAAACCATGCTTAGATAACGGATCTTTGCATGAATTCCAGATACTGGACAAATCCGCATAAGAACTTTTAAAAAATGGGTTCTTACTATCTTTGATGGCAGGTGTCATTTCCCCTTGAGCCTTGGATAAGGCCGAGACTAATTCGTTGATTTGCTCTGATTGCATCTTGTCTAACATATTTTTGACTCCTATGTTTATAATATATAACCTTTAAAATATTCTTCTTCTATATTTTCTTGCACAACTTGATATATGGCATCGTAAACATCTCCATAACGTGTATTCTCACCGCGTTTTAGGATATCGTGACAAATAGCTTCAATTCTTTGCTTGCACAGGTTTGGGAGACGATATTCTTCCCATTCGTTGCAAGGTGGCTCCAAAGGCAATTCATAAGCAAACATCATTGGCCTCCTCTATCTTGCTAAGATGTTCTAATGTTTGTAGTATCTCATTACCGATTTCTTCAGCTTTGATGCAAGCCTTTTGTATTCGGTCTACTATCTCGTAAATGCTGTCTAGGTCATTCATGTTAAATCCTTTTTCTTGTCTAAAAATGCCTTTTAAGATAACCTCCATTATACATAACGGGTAAATTTAAGCAAACAAAAAAGATAAGTTATGAAATTAGGAATGAAGTTAAAAAATTATTTTGAGGAAAAAGGATTGAGAATAGACAAGTTTGCTGAGAGACTTGGTCTATCGAAAATGCAGATGTATCAAGTGGTAGGGGATCGTGCCGGCGTACCAAAAAGATGTTGGAAAAAGTTGATTGAATTAACCGAAGGAGAGATATCTTTGGCTGATATCTTGGAAATGCATTTTGAAGAAATGGAAGATATTGAAGTTAAAAGAATTGATAATATTCATAAAGTCGAAGTGTCTTTAAGAGACTTTAACAAACGACATAAATTGAAAAATTAGTTGGCATAAATTAAGCACTTCGGCATATTGTGGCATAAAAGAAAAAGCCCCCCAATTGGGGGGCCTTAGCTTTTCGAATCATAAACATCACAAATAGCTTCTCTGATGACTACCAATCTTAAGAGAAGCTTACCTAACCAAGACCGCCTTTGTTAGACGGAAAGGTTTTTTGTTGACAACGAACCCGCTAACGAGCTTTTTTCCCGCTAACAAGCTTTTTTTTTGTCAAACTATGGCTAGTATGTCATCGACGACATTTTACGACAACAACAAACGGAAATTGTACAAAATATTCAAAGGAAATGCTGATGTTTAGTAAAGCAAAAGAGGGAGCAGGGTGCTCCCCCTCGATCGAATGTGAAACTAATGGAGGGAAACATGAGTAACGTACTCACATTTCTCAACCGAGAACACTTTCAATTATACCATACGCCAATTGCAAAGCAACTGAAAAGTGTTGAGGCCGCCATTCTTCTCCATGAATTTGTCCAACGTTACCAGTACCACGAAAACCGTGAAGAATTGATAGATATCCCAGACAAAGGAAGCGGCTGGTTTTATCACACTCGAGAAACAATCGAAGAGCGTACGGCATTGAGCCGCAGACAAATTGATAATGGTATTGATATTTTGAAAAAACACAAACTCGTTGAAACTATTAATCATGGGTTACCTTGTAAAAGATATTTTAGATTGAATGTTTTAGGTATTGATGAGTTCTCAAAAAATCTTTCTAGTTTACACACTGTGTGTAAACTGGTTGGATCACAGTGTGTAAACAGGCTGGATCACTGTGAGCAAACAGACTCCTTATATATAGAAGAACCCAATAAAGAAACCAAAGAAGAAGATATGTCCGAATCGCTATTCGGACGCATCGCCTATTCTTTTTTCAATCGGCTTAAGAAAGAAAACCCAAAAATTAAGGTACCTAATTTTCAGAAGTGGGCTAGGGAATTTAACCTTCTATCCAGAGATGGAGAGGGTAACAGTATTGAAGAGATAGAAAAAGTCATTGAGTATGTGTTAGGTACAAAAAATAAACCTTCATCTAGCGGCTTCTCGTGGGCGGCAAACATCCTGTGTCCCACTAAACTGCGCAAGCATTATGCGCAAATATGGGCAGAGATGGGTATAGCGAAGAGTCATAAAAGCGATCCAGTCGACAATCGCTCAATTGCTACTAAGATAGCAAAAAGGTTCCCAAGACCAGATATTGTTATAGGTAATGATTATTTGGAATTCATCAATGGTGTCAACGCCCCTTCAACGGAGATAAAATTTACCGATAAAGATTTTAAAGTTAGATGTTCAGAACAACTGAGAAAAAGAAATTTAAAATACGAGGATTTGTGAGATTAGTGATGGTCGAAATTTTTAATTCCGGTAAGGAGCCAGTTGATGAATCCATGTGATGAAGCGATAGAGAAGTTAAATAAAGAGTTGCCAGACTTATGCACCATTCACGATTTGATGAGGGTAGGGATCATTAGCCACAGGAATTCAATGGAATACTATAGAAGAAAAAAAATAGGGCCACCCTATATGCGACTGAGTGAGAGAAGGATTTTTTATCCCAAGCTAGGGGTATTGAAGTGGTTGAAAGAGAATAGTTTTTATGCAGGTGAAGAGACGGTTAAAAGTAGCGGGAAAATCACGCACTTTCCGAGCCAACCAAAGCTGGCGTGAGATAGCTGGCCGAAACATTTTTTTTAGATCGGACTGGGAATATAAGTTCGCATTGTATCTCCAGCTATGTAAAGAAAATATGATAATCAAAGAATGGGAACATGAACCGCAGACGTTTTGGTTTGAAGAAATTAGGCGAGGGACAAGAAGTTATCTTCCCGATTTTAAGATTACGTTGGCTAATAAGAGCCATTACTGGGTTGAGGTCAAAGGTTATTTTGATAGAAAAAGTCTCACTAAGATTAAGAGATTTAGGAAGTATTATCCTGAAGAGGATTTACGAATAGTTGATGGTGAATGGTTTAAATTACATGACTTTAAAACCCCACAAAGGCCCAGTATGGAAAAAGAAGAAGCCGCCTTATCAGTTGGAAAAAGATGGGTTCCGAATCGGCGACCTCAAAAAGGATTGCTTTGGATGGGTTGATTCTATGGTTTATTTGCCCGCCAACTACGATTTGGTGCTTATGGGGACAAAATCTAGAACAATGGCCGGATGGTGGAATGGCACGGCATGGGACGGGCTCCATTTGCGTCCGGCTGATAAAATCGTATGTTGGAAATTAAAAGATAGGTGGGATGAATGGAGCAAAGAGTAAAAATTTTTTTTGAAAGTGGGAATCTAAAAGATTTAGAGAAAAGTATAAATTATTTTTTGACAATGACAAGAGGTTCTTTCGTCTCTGCCGAATATGACACCATTTTATTTGGGCGAGATTGGGGCACAGGCGTTTTATTAACTTATATACCTGAGGAGGTAAAGGTGAAGAAGAAAGGCGATGGACAAAAGAAAGTTAAGAAAGTTATGCATGAATTTGCTGAAGGAACTCTTCATAGCGGCAGTAAGAAAGGGCCAAAAGTGAACAGTAAAGATCAAGCGGTTGCTATTGCTTTATCTGAGGCTCGTAAAGCAGGTGCCAAGATTCCCAAAAAAGAGAAAAAATAATGGATAAGAAAATACGCAAGATAGAGAAAGAAGTCACAAAAACAGGGAAGGAACTTAAAGAATTAGAAAAACTTGATAAAAAACGTGATCCTGCCTGTGAAGCTGGTGAGAAAATGATGAAGAAAAAAAAGAAAGGCAAAAAATGAACGATGAATACGCTAATACTATAGAAAATTTTAATGATTGGGCGCCAAGACTATATAGAGATTTTTTAAATTTGCTGATTGTTCAAGATATAAGCCCGATAGGAGCAAGTTATTTTTATGCGTATTTTTTGGCTATGAATTTAGATTCTGGTGCCGATGAAGAAGATATAAGGGATTTTTTAAGGGTGATTTATGAATCACTTGTCCAAGAACTGAAGGCAAAAAAAGAAGAAGAAGAGGAGATGAGAAAGTGAGTAAAATTTTTAATGATCTTGTTGATTTTAGAGATGAATGCGTAATAAAGGAAAAACTTCCAAAAGAAGATTTTTTGAAATTTGTAGACTTACTATTAGCAAATTTTGATATTTTCAGCACTGCTATTGATTCCTTGAATGAATATATTCACAATCATATTAATGATTTACAAGAAAATAAATCTAAAGAAGCGAGAAAAGAAGAAAAGACTATTCAAGTCCCAGAAGGGTATATCTTGATAAGCCAATTTATGAAAAAAAATGAGTTGTGTCGAAGGCTATCACTTTCAGCTTCAAGACTCAGAAATATGATGCTTCAGATTGAGCCAAAACTTTTTGAGGATATAGTTTTCGTTATGCCAGATAGGGAATATCATACAAAATATTTTGTCGATCCCACACAATTGGAAGATAGACTATTGAAATATGATTTTAGAAATGCACTTGAGAAACAGGCTGTCAAACAATATAAAAAAGAATTGAAAGTTGGCTCATAAGAAAGTGAAACATAAAGTCTATGAGCCTGTAAAAGAAGAGCTCATGGTACTTATAGAATACATTGGCATCTTAGAGGAAAAGATTACCCAGAACAAAAGGGAAGAAATTATTTTACTCATAGAGATTCTTGAGTTTATAAAAACAAAATGTGACGTATATCTAAATTATCATTTAATGAGAGAAGGTAAATAACATGGTAGAAATTATTCGTTATGAATCGGCTAATAAAAATAAAACTATAGGTTTTGTCGAAGTTCGTGTTCCAATTGTCAAGCCTACGGTAATCGTCTTGAGAAAGATATCCCATCTGCAAAGTGGAGATAGACGATGGTTTAACTTACCAAGCTTCTCAAGGGAAAATCCTGATGGGACGATTGCTTATTTCAAATATTTTGAATTTGAGACGCAGGTCTATAATGGACAGCTGTTGGAAGCTTTGAACCAAAAAGTTAGAGAATATTGCAAAGAACAAGGCATACACGAGGTCGAGCCTATGAACCTCGATACATTTCCTACCTCAATGGATGAATTACCATTCTAGAAGGAACATATGGAAATAAAAATAGAGTTATATTGGATGATTTATATTCTTTTATGCACTTTTATGTGTGGAGGTTTCGGCGGCTATTGTATTGGAGCAATGAATAAATATAAAAGAAAATGAGTAAAAATTATTTTGAAAAGAATGAACTATATAAAAATTCGACACCCTTCACAACTATATGTAGGGCCATTTTGGAATTTGAAAAATTATGCTATTTTTGATTGGGTTCGTAACTCTTTTTACCTTAATCATTTGCTTTAAAGATAGAGACCCTGGTGGTGGAACATAAGATATATTATCAGACTATAGGAAGCAGGGAACGGAACAAATGAGGAAGGATATCATAGGGATAAAATGGAAATTGATTATCTATTAAAGAATTTTATTCATGAGAAGATTGATTGCGTGCTTGAAGAAGCCTGCGACCCAAATTTCTCTTTTGGATACGAGGAAGCAATGAGAGAAGTATTAAAATTTTTAGATGATATAGACGATTTGGAGGATCTATAATGGAATATCCAAAGATTCATAGCTTATGGAAACGAGAAGGTTGGTATTTTGACAAGCTCAAGGCGATGAATATGACTGAGGCTCAATCATTCATTATAGGGGATTATTCGCAACCTGAATTTGGCAATATAAAGCTTTGGCGCGTGGAAGAGAAAATTGATGGAACAAACATACGAATCATAATGGACAAAGTAGATAAAGCCAATGAGCTAAAAGTAAAATTTGGCGGACGTACAAAAGATGCCCAGATTCCATGTCATTTGCTTGATCGTCTTCAATCCATTTTTATTCCCGAGAAAATATCAGCTGTGTTCCCAACTATAAGAGAAGGAACAAAAGTAACTTTATTCGGAGAAGGATTTGGCCCTAAAATTCAAAAGGGAGGCGAAAAATATTCGAAAGAACCTGGCTTTATCTTATTCGATATCATGGTAGGTAGTTGGTGGCTAAAACGAGAAGATATAACACAAATAGCGGATCAATTACTCATACCTTGTGTACCGGTAATAGGATATATGCCCGAAGAATATATCATTGATTTTGTTAAATCAAATCCACAGTCGGAGTTCAACCCTGCATATGGTCGAATGGAAGGAGTAGTTTGTAAACCAGAGCCGATGATGCTCTTTAGAAATGGCGAGCCGATCATGTGGAAACTTAAATGTAAAGAGTTCGATTAGGTGAGTAATGAATGATCAATTTTTCGGCTATAAGTTGTCGAGAGCTAAACGCTATCTGAAAAGAGCAAAACAGATATTGATAGAGCTTGATTTGATGAATAGTAAGGTCGACTCAGATTTTTTCGCTCTGGATAGCTACTGCCAATATCATCAAATGAAATTGAAAGGAGGGAACGATGAGCATAGAGATCACAGTAACACTTAAAGATGAAGAGGGAAGAAAGCTAACGCGTGACTATTTGATTTATGAGGATGTTACTCTAGCGGTTCAAGATCCGTTGCAAGACCCAACCATAAATGAATGTGTAAAATCTTTACTTGACGAATTTAAAGGAATTCCTGATGATATAAAAGTGAAAGCACTGATGGTCTTGAAATGAGCGGGCCGGATTGTGCTGATTGCGGTGAGTATTTTTTAGATTGTAAATGCATGACTAGACCTGAGATTCCAATAGATTGGAAAAGAGTAGATGAATTGCTAGAAGCCGGCTGCTATGGCACCGAAATAGCGTCTGTAATGGGAATGCATTGTGATACATTTTATAGACGCGTAGAACTCCATTATAACGTAGGTTTTACGGAATACGCAGCTAAAAAGAAAGCCTCCGGCGATAGTCTACTAAGAGAAGCTCAGTTTAAGAAGGCAGTGAAGAAGCTAGATAATGGGATGCTAGTGTGGCTGGGCAAGCAAAGATTGCATCAAAGAGAGAACGTCATTGACAATGAGGCGACGGAGGAGACGAACAAACTGTATCAGCATGTGATTGATCAGTTAACGGCTCTTCAGAAAGATACAGGTGCTCCTCAATTAGCTCAATTACCCACGACTGAAGCGTCATCCCCTCAGAGTATGCAAGTAGCTTAGCCCTACGATGTAAATCATAGGGCATGCGGACGCAGCACTGCTTAGGTTTATCACTCATCGTCCATATCCATGGATATGTAGTTGTCTAGGTAATGGGGATTCTCATTGAGAATATTCTCAAGCATAATGGCAGCTGCATCGCTATCGATATCATGTTCTTCACATAAATCCTCAACAGCTTTTTCATAACACATAATCCAAAATTCTTTACTCATTGTTAATTCCTCGATTAAGATCATGTAGACATGATAACATTGCATGCAATTCAACTGCAAGCTTAAACTCAGCTGCCTGAATGCGCGATGTCGGCATCTCAATTTTGCACATAGGGCAGAATCTTTCTTCTAAAAACTGTGACCTTTTCCCTTTAAATCCACATTTGCTGCACGGTATTTGTTCTTTATTCACGTATTAGGCTGCTTTATAGGGATCTAATTTTTCTATAGGGACTCGACTATAATGTACAAACATATTGACTATTCCTCGCACATTATAGATGATAGACATAGTAGTAAGGCGCGGAAGTCAGCATGGGAAATGGGGGCATAAAGAGCTTGGGGTGGCAGATTCTCAATACTCTTTATCATCTCGTCGAGGATCTTCAGCTTTTCCTGTCTAGCTGGTTTGGGTAAATTTATTTTACATTCCTCTTTCTCCCATCCCTTGGGTTCTATGAGATTATCCCCATCATCAACTATTAGAAAGTTTTCGAAGTTATTAGCACGACATCTTTGAAGATCTTGACCACCATCGACAGATATCTCTCCACATATGCAAGAGACATAATCATGGCGGTGTTTACTCTCGATGATATCTTCGCAAAGTTTACATTTGGCTCGATTTCTCATTTAATTTTTCCTTAGCCGTTAAAGGCATCCATGAAATTATGGGGCCAGCAATATAGTCCATATCTCCTGATTTCCAAGTGTCGCCATCCCAGTAGGTATGGCCTACGGCTGTCAAGCGCTTACTCCATCGGCGGACAACGTGATACATACCTTGTATTTCGGGTAATTTGTCTTCAACTTTTATCCACTCCATTCTTTTTCTTCTCCCAAACATTTTTATAATCACGAACCAAAAAAGTTGTACGTGTTTCAAATTCCTTAGGATCAATACCCCTTTGGAGACAAGCAGAAACATACACCCGAAGCGATGCCACTGCAACTACAGCAGAATCTAACTTAAGATCGACTACAATATTATTGATTGTTTCAAAAGCAGCATTCGTTTCTTTCTCAAATTGCTGCACCTCTTCTAATCCCATAAATCCTCCTTCAGATGGACATTTAGAACGCTACACTCTTTCTTTCAAAGTAATCTAAACCCTCGAGTAGAACATGCTTATAAAACTGAAATAGATCATGATCAAATCTTTTGTACTCTATTTGATCTTTTAAAGCTGACATTGCCCCATAGGTGACATCAAAAACTAACTTGTCGTAGTTGACATATGCAATCTCTTCAGGTAACATAAAATTTTTACTCCTACTTATATTTGTGACTTTACCTTTAGCTCCAAAACAGCTTGAATTTATCCGCCATCCCAAAACGAAATGGAATATTGCTTGGGGTTCTATGCGGGCGGGCAAGACCATAGCCACCATCTTTGACTTCATGTGCTCGCTGGATTCTTGTCCTGATTCCCAAATTTTTATGGCAGGGCATACTTCTGAAACCATTTATCAAAATGTTGTTCGCCTTCTCCTAGAAGATCCCCGACTTGGTATCTTTAGACCTTTTTGTACCTGGGTCACAGGAAAAAGACAACTAAAATTTCGAGATAAAACTATTACAACGCTTGGAGCAAGAGATGAGGGATCGGTTGGTAAGTTCCAAGGTGCTACATTCTCACGCTTTTATGGCGATGAAATGACTCTTTTCCCTGAATCCATCATCGACACCATCGATACTCGTCTCTCAAATCCCCATAGTATGGGATGGGCCACACTCAATCCTACTCATCCTAACCACAAAATCAAAAAATGGATTGATAAAGCCGAAGAAGGCAATCCAAACTACTATGCCCTACACTACACCCTTGATGATAATCCCTACCTCGAAGACAGCTATAAGCTGCGAATAAAGAATAGCTTAAGTGGTGTTTTTTACAAACGAAATTATCTTGGACTTTGGTGTCTAGCCGAAGGAGCTATCTTTGATTTCTTCAACAAACCAGATCATGTTGTAGCAAAGCCTCCGCGAGCTGCCGAATATTGGATAGCTGGTATCGATTATGGCACTGTAAATAATTTTGCCTGTCTTCTTATCGGTATCAGTACTGGGAGATACGCCCAGGATGGACGATGCCGATGGATTGAGAAGGAATATGTCTGGGATTCGCGCAAACAAGGTAGACAAAAGACGAATAGCGAATATGCAGACGACGTGCAAGCTTTTCTTGAACCTTATGGTGTAAATGGAATATACGTTGATCCCAGTGCAGCAGCTTTTAAATTAGAGCTGCGTAAGCGTGGCTTACACGTCATTGACGCAGATAATGATGTTGTTAATGGAATTATTTATATGACATCTGAGATGCGGGCAGGCAATCTCTTTGTCTGTAATGAATGTACTAATACAATAAGGGAGATAGAATCGTATGTATGGGATTCAAAAGCGGCAGAAAAAGGAGAAGACGAGCCTCTTAAAAAGGACGATCATTGCATTGACGCTGCCCGTTACGCGGTTTATACGCACAAAATTCCAGTTTACGATCAACAAGCCCATAACCGATTACAACAAGATTTTATGCAAAACAAATTTAACAGACGATCCAACTTCTAAGTTTGCGAAAGTTTCTGAATCCGCCAGCGAATTACTCAAGTGTATTGGCAAACGATTCAGGTTTCCTTTAGAAAACAATGTCCCATGGTCACAAGATTTTATGTGTTATCTAAATAATATTCCAGGGGAAGTAGACTTCATGTTTGATCGCATCATTAGCGTGGAAGCTAAACGTGTAAATCTTACAGCAATAGGATATGGCTTTATCAATGGAAATCCAAGCAGCTATGGCAGAGGAGCTATCTGCGCCGATTTGGATGATATTTTGCCTTATATGAAAGACTAGTGACCTTGATATAATAAATAATTTAGTGGTATGGTAAATGTAAAGCGCTTTACATATCACGAGGTCGCCTTTGGCTTTCTATTATCCACCATGGAATAACGCTCTCGAACCATCTCAGGGAAACGTCAGGCAGTGGCTCGATAATCTATACAGTAAGTTTCAGCCCATTGAGCAATCGCGTTGGAATCAAAGCAATATTGATACTCTTTTTTATGCGGGCTCCCAGACCTTTGTAAACCGCTACTTCAACTTCTCACCGACAACTTCTTATCAGCAATATTATTTCAATCTGGTACAACAGCCGGTGAATATGATCACTGGCTATCAAAGACAACATCGTAAATCCGTAACCTACGTTCCTATTGAGGGAGCTGATCCAACAACTACAGATCAATATACCCGTTTGATGATGCATGTAGCTAACACGGAGGCTATCCATGAGCAATTTTCTAAGGCGTGTGAGTTGGCCGCTGTATCTGGCTTCGTATTACTTCAGCCTTATTTGGATTATACAGGCGATGATGCGGCACAAGGTCAATTGAAGGTTAAGATTTGGGAATACAATTCATTCCTAGTCGATCCTTATTTCCGTTCACCAGATATGAGTGATGCACAGTTTGTCTGGTGTCAAGAATATATTTCAAAAAAAGAGGCTGAATCCAGATTCCCTGACAAGGCAGCAGCGATTGCCCCTATGGCTGGAACCCCTCAACGTTATGGTAGTTTCTATTTTTTACCTGAAAACTATAACATGGCCCGTAATGATTTAATGGTTTTATCATATGTTTGGTATAAATGGCATAGGAAAAAGAAGAGGCTCTATTCTAGGTCGCGCAATCAATTCTTTGACTTCGCAGGTGGTGATGGTCAGCTCGATATGCTGCTTTATAATATCCGCGATATGGAAGAGGTCACTGTTGAGGTACCTTGCTGGAAGTTGGCGGTTATTCTTAATGATCAGCTCATGTTTCAGGGTGATAATCCGCTGGGTTTTGACGGGTGTCCTTTTGTTCCTGTATTTTGGAATTATGAACCTCACATTAATTATTATGATTTGCGGGTGCGCTCTCTTATTAGGACTATGCGCGATCCTCAATTTTTATTTAATTACAAAGTTATAACCAACAATGACATAGTGGCGGCTACTATCAATGCCGGATGGAAACGCAAGATAGGCGCTGTTGCCAATGAAGATAACCTTAAGAAATCGGGTCAGGGCTGGGACGTTATCATTAACGAAGGTTATGAGCTCGCAGACTGCGAGAAATTGATTCCTAGCGCCGTTCCTCAATCAGATCTAGAACTTGCTCAACAGATGGCCGATCTTATCTTCCAGACAGCCGGAATCAATCTGGAGAACTGGTCTGCGCAGCAGGATAGCCAAGTCAGTAGTCTTACCGTTTTGATGAAGCAAGCGGCTAATCTCATGGTTTTCCAAAAATATTTTGATCAGTGGGATTATTCATTGAAACTTCTCTTTGAGAGAATGCTTCAAGTGGCTTTACTGAATTGGGAAGCTCCCAAGATTCAACTCATGATAGGAGAAGAACCATCATCCTATTTCTTTTCTCGCATCTTTGCCAAGTATCAAACGGTAGTAGAAGAGGGACTATTAACTCCTACTCAAAAAAATCTCCAAGCTCAACAGATGATGGACATCAATGCTGCTTTTGGCAGGGAAGTTCTCCCCCCTTCTATGATAATCAAAGATATGAATATACAGGGTAAAGCCGAGATAATGCAATTCTTACAACAGCAAGAGGAGCAAGCAAGTCAACTTCAACAAGAACAAACGGCGGTGCAACATGCCTTCGAAGATGCAAAACTCAAAGAACTCTACACTAAAGCCATGTCCAACCTCGCAACAGCAAGAGAGCGACATGGGCGTGCTGAGGCAGATATTGGATTATTTGAAGAGAGGCTGTCGGAAATTACGAGAAATCGTGCGCTGGCTACTAAAGATAAGATGGAAGCACTTGAAAAACTTATTGATGTCATAGCCAAATACGGTGAGATAGAAACCATGTTAAAAATGGCTGAAATCGAATCATTTGATTATCGCCAAGAATCTAAAGAAGATGTCGAAAAAGCTGATGCTAAAATGACGGCTCAATCTAATGATTTCTTAAGACAGATTATGGGTGGTGGCCAAGGTATGAATATGGGTGAAAATCAATCTCAACCTATGAATGGTACTCAAATGCAAGATATGGCAGCTTGATAGTAATTCAAAAAAAGATATAATATACGAAAATCAACAACTCGAGCTATTTGCTCAAGCGGGGTAAAAATGTCAGGTCAAAGAATAGATGATCATAAGTTCTGGGGCGGTGCTCGTGGTAAAAACGTTCCTCTTCCAGATGGAGCCAAAATGAGCCAGGTTTCCGAAAAAGAAGGCGCTGGTGCCGTTATGCGATATGAGGACACAGAAGAAGCTATAGGCCATGTCCAAATGGAAAGCACAAAACATCTCAAAGGTCGTCCTCTGAAACCTGGTTATAGATACTAATAGGATTGGCAACAACGCTACTGGGCAGGCAGTAAAGCAAGCAATGACCTGTGGGAACACTTGCTTCTTCCATCATAAAAATACCATTTCGTTAATATCAACGATATGGTCGTGGATATGCCAAGGGCTTAATTCACTCGGAATATTCAAATGAATATTCTGTTTTGTTGAGACTGATCCACTGATAACAAGATATACCATATTAGTAGTGGTATATCATGATATCTAAATGTGGAAATAGATGCGCAGATGTTATTGCATCTCGCTTTAAATTTGAGTGGCCAAGTGATCGCGGATTCTCCGATCGACTCAAGGGAGATTGAGGGTTGATCCTTAAGGCTGAGCCGGCCAAACCCCAAATTTTAGAGGTAATATGAGAACAGGTTTTAGTGATCCAATCGCGCGTGTAAAAGGAAAAGAGAAGAAATCGCCATGGGATTATAGACAACCACCTTATGATGAGCGCAGCAGCTGTTATGTTAGCTCTGGGTATCATCAAGGCATAGGTTTCCGTAATCCAGTGGGCCATAAAGAGCCAGTAAAGCAACGCGTTTCTACCATGCCTTTTGGCAGAGTTGATACAATGGAAGTAGCTTACGTTCCTCCTAAACAATTAAATCAGGAATATATAGAATGACAATAATAACTATCGAAACTATCAGCGGGAAAAGTTATGCATTTGACATGCCTAAAGCCCAAGCCGATAAACAAATCATGGCTATAGAAAATATTCAGGCTGACTGGTTTTTAATCCATAATATTAGAATAAAACCAGAGCATATCGTGGCTGTCATAGTCGAAGAATGACAACGATGTTGATATGCATGAAATGTGGTAATTTGATTACAACTCCTAATCGTGAATGTGGCAGCTGTGGAAAATGGAAAATTACTTAAAAAACAAGCTCAAAACTCCAACTTATCATCGCAAGGCTAAGAAAACGCCTTATAGTGGCCAGGTTCATACTCCACGTTCTCAAAAAGGACTTGGAGACTATTATGGAACTGGCATAGTCGCCAAGCTAGGAAAACTGCGTGATGATAGCATGGGAATGCAAGCTCTCACCCCTGCTCAGATGAAAAAACCTCCTCGTTCGCTCGCTTAGAAGCTATTGCTTCTATTAAACATTGTTTAAATAAATTCATTGCCTGCTCATCTGTCCAGTCATCTTCAAATGGCTTTTCAAGTGCTGCTTTATTATGCTTATATTGATCAATACTCCAGGCTGCCCAGTTAGATTCACAGACTTTCCCCTTATCATATTGATCCCATAACTCATATGGTGGTAACAACCAACATATCTCCAGGATATCACTATTAGATTGTGCTCTGAAAAGATAAGAATTGCATTGTGCCTTTGGTTTTACAAGTCTTGGTTGCCAAAGCAATCGCTTATTTAACCCGTCGTCAGCGGTTCTAGGGTGAGCAAATATATAAATATAATGCGATTTTTCTTGCAATCTCAATGAGTCGGGATTACCCCTGAGACATTCATCAGCGCCCTGAAATATTTGTTTTGATTGATCTTGAATAAAATATTGATACCTGTCGTGTGCCTCTAGGCGATCTATTTTCATTATTAGCTGTACTCCATGTGCGGTGACTTGACTTATACTCATTTCTTCAGATAAATTCAAAATATTAATCGCACGCCAGCGTAAAGGGGAGGGGCAATGTCAGTAGAAGTAGCAACAACAATTCCAGAAACATCAAAAACAGAACAACCAAAGCAAAATGATAAGGAATTCAATTTTAGAGCCCAGGAAGCCAAATACGAACGTATGTTGGCTCAAGAAAGGGCCGAAAAAGAAAGAATGGCCAGAGAGTTGGAGGAATCCAGACAAGTCAGATCGAACAAGAATGAAGATGAAGATGACGCAGAACCCTATGTCGATAATAAAAGATTAGAGAGAAAGCTAGAGAAATTTGGCAAAAGCACTAAGAGTGACATTCAACAAGGCATGGAAGAGGCCAAGCGTCAAGCCAAAGAGGAGTTGAAGCGGGAAATTTGGCTAGATAATAATCCTGATTTCTACGACATAGTGCAAAAACATGCTGAAAAATTCTTTGAAAAGGCTCCTCACCTAGCTGAAACCATTCTTAAGATGCCTGAGGGATTTGACAGACAAAAACTAGTCTATCATAACATCAAAACTCTCGGAATCGATCAGCCAGAGCCAAAAAAATCATCTATTCAAGAAAAAGTCGATGCCAATCGACGTAGTCCCTATTACAAACCATCAGGGGAAGCATCACCACCTCATGCCTTAACAGGTGATTTCAGTGATGCTGGCAAAAAGCAAGCTTACGAGCAAATGAAAAAACTACAAACCAACCTAAGATTAGGTTAAAAGGAGAACAATGAAGCACTCACCAAAAGCGAAGAAAGAAGTGGAAGCTCATAAG